GGTCAAGGCAGAATCTAAAGAGGATGCAAGAGACCAATTTAATTGGGATGCGCTCGATTGGACTGCACCCGACCATGTCGAGAATGACATATGTGAAGTAGAGGAGGCATAATCATGACAACATACAGAGGTGCATATGCGACCATCCAATACATAGATGGTGGTCAAGTAATGAATGGATGCTATTTTAGTTTTGGTGGTGAGGTCTACGACGAAGACGGCGACACACAAAAAGACACATTTGGCATATCAGACCATGACATCTATTATTTTTGTGACAGAGGCGAGCCGGAACTAAAAGAATTGATGGACAGTACATTTGATTTTAAGGTTTTAGACTACGAATTGGTGGAGGCATAATCATGACATACAAACAATTAAAGCGGATCATTGATACCATGTCAGAGGTGGACATCAATCAAGAGATTACTGTGTTATTATGTGATGCCGGCGAATTCGTACAAGATGTCGACTTTGCATATGCAGACAACACAGACAATTTGCCATACGGCACACCATACTTATTAACTTGCTAGGAGGATTCAAAATGGCTCACATGAAACAAACAGAAAACGGTACATGGTACTTGGCAGATGATTGGCATATCGACGACGTGCAAAGCATGAGACCGGACTTAAACGAAGACCAATGCGTCCATGTACTCGAGGCGATGGCTGATTGGTTTGATGCGAATGATGGCATCAATTGGGAGGTCATCACAATGACTGCCGAACAATTATATCCACAGGACGAGGAGGACGACGAATGATTATCAGCGACGAGTTAAAAGCCAAGGCAATAGAACAGGCAAGGGAATTCCTAAAAGACCATGACAATGAATGGGCAGACCATTGGGATGCAGTCATGGTCGATGACAAAAATGGATATGAGATTAACATATGGCAAGAGGGCGCAGACGAACCATTGTTTGTCATACTGTACGAGGTCAAAGACCTAAACATTATGTACGGCAATGATATGGACATCACACAGGAGGTGTTAGCATGAACTTTTATCAGATGGATGTTGATTCGATTGAGAGACAATATCGCAACACAAACCAAAGCATACCGGATGTGGTACAGGCATTGATTGACAAGTTAAAAGAGGCAGAGCTTGAACTAGAGGCATTGCATGACGTGCTAGAGCACCACGATCTCTCGACTTACGCAAGCTTGCTAGACGATGAACTGAAAGACAAAAAGATTGACTACGAGAACTTACTATATTCATATAAAGAATTGGAGGCATCAAAATGAATTACACAATACAGATCGATGTACGAGACGAATCAGACAGACTGATTAAGATCATCCGAGGCAATGAACTGCGAGAATGTACCACAGACCTGATCGACACAGATGTCAAAAACATACTTAATGACATGACATTCAAGACTCGCAACATCCGGTACGCTCTCGAAAAGTACGAGCAGTACTTAGACGACCTAGACTCAAGTACTGCATACGGCGATCAGATCAGAGAAGACCGAGCAGAATTATTACGAGCAGTCGAAGAGATCGAGGCATTACTATGAATCCAACACTATTAGCAGAGGTCGCACTAGAGGTGGCAAACTACTATCCGGACTGCGACACATACCAAACAAGAGCCATGTGGCGATGGCATATATTAGACTTGGCGAAGATAATAATTGCCGAGTTAAAGCTAGACGAAGAGTCCGAAGACCTCGACGAATTGGTCGAAAATTATTTTGCACAAGAGGAGTCACTATCATGAGTAAAAAGTTTGAAGTACAAGAGTTTAATTTATGTGGTGGATGGATTAACAATTGGTCGGATGACGACGGCGCTAGTACATTCGAAACCAAAGAACAAGCAGAGGCAGAACTCGATTGGTTTTTACAAGAGATGCTAGAGGCAGTCGAAGATGGCAACATGGAAGATGTACCGGATCGTGAAGACTTTCGCATTGTAGAGGTGGCATAATGCCTCGCAGACAAAGACGCACAATTGTGGACAAACTAGGATATTCTTTTATTTGGTTATTAATATATGTGACAGTCGTATACATAGCACTTAAATTAACAGGGCATTGGGGATAGCATGAAAATACTTTTAGACATAGATAACGATCAGCTAAACGACATTATCGTCGCAAGCTTGGTCGAGTACCATCAATACTTATCAAAAGCGGATTGGTCGACAGGCAATGTTGAGCGACTAGAATTAGTCCAAGCATTTAATTTAGTACTGTCACAATACATGAGTCCGACAGAGTACGATTTATATGTTGCAAAACAAATGAATTAGTGGTATATTCGGGGGATTCCAACAATGGAGGATTCCCCTTGAGTGATAATTTTGACACACTAAACCAATACTTGCAAGGTCTGTTTGGCATTGAACCATTGCCGGTTAAAGAAGAGCACGAACTAGCAAGGCGAATTCAAGCCGGCGATGATAAGGCATTAGAGAAGTTGGTCAAGCATAATCTGCGCTTTGTGGTATATGTATTAAAACAGACATCGGCATGGAGTCATGGCAGTACTCCGGTCGACGACTTAATTAACATAGGCAATGAGCAATTGGTCAAGGCGGCGAAGAGGTGGACTCCCACCAATAATGCACGCTTTGCCACCTTTGCCAAATCTTTTATATTAAAGGGCACACGCAGAGAGCTTGATAACACGACGCACATGATCAGACTGCCGGTAAACATATCAGAGCAGATCAAGAAGATGAACTACCTCGAGCGCACACTAGGTCAAGTGCTCGGTCGCAAACCAAAGACATCGGAGGTGGCGACAATGATGGGGGTGGGCGAAGACAAGGTGTTGCAGTTGCAGTCGTATTTAACCCGAGAGCCTGTGAGCCTCGATGCTATTAATGAAGAGAAACAAGAGGAGGATCACCATGAGTAAGAAAGCATCACATAAAGAGATATACGATCAAGACGGCAATATGACACGCATTGAATTCTATGATACCAATGGTGAGCACATTGTCGACGCACTATGGGATGAGCACGACGAGCAGACTTCGGAGAATCGTATTGAATTCAGAAAGTGGGCTTATCACATGATGAAACAGAAAGGATACAAAGTTGACTAAATATTTAGCAATGTTTTCTTTGTTATACTTATTAGTTATATGGTTGACAGTTGTTATAATTACTTTCGTGATTTGAGTACCACTTGTCACACTTGTCACACTTAAATTCACTTTATCCCTCTATCTCTTTTTTATTTTATTAAATTAAAATAAAAAAGAGAAAAGAAGGGTGACAAGTGTGACAAGGGGTACACGACCTTGGTGCAAGCCGGTCAAAATGATAGTGGTCACTAACACGAAATCGGGCTGAAACCCGCATTGTTGGTCTGTAAGATGTTGATTTAATTGGATTGTACCACTTCTTTTTGCAAAGGGGTACAAAGGGGTACTTACATACAGGAGTGAATGTAAATGGGAATGATTATCGAGTACGTTTTATGCTATAGTTCAGCTTTCGGGCTCGGGCTTGCCACCGGAATGGCAATGATGAGCCTATACTATCGATATAAAGAAAGTAAAATATGATTAAGTGGGCGATACTTGACGACTTAGGCGAGCCGGTGAGATACTTCACCTATCCGGCAGAGGGTACAGTTAAGTACCCACCCGATCCACCACAGTTGCCATTGGATCATCCGGATTGGGACAACCCACCATTTTAGAAAGGACAGACGATGAATAACGCAATACTAGGATGCATGGTCACATTCTTAACCATGACATTGTGGGTGAGCTTACATCAGAGTTGCACCATCACATTAAAAGACTATCAAGGTAATTACCATCAGATGACGGGGAAAACAGATAATGAGTAACAAAATCCAAGACCTCGAACAAGAAGTGTTATTATGTTGGGGAGTTACAGAAGATCTGAAACTGCTTGTGAATGAGACAAGTGACGAAGACATGCAAAATAAAATACTAGGCATCATACAGGTGTATGATATGCGCTTTAGAGCCGCATGGACTACCTATGAAGATGTAGTGTCAGAATATTATGCATGGAAACCAAGAGAGGTAAATTTCGATGACTAAAGATAAACAAATGGTATATGACGCAGTAATGAATGAGCCAAAGACGGTAAACCAATTAATTAGTGCTCTTGGGTTTACTAAAAACAAGGTATACTACTTATTGAAAGAGCTACAAAAAGATGGGATTGTCACCATGACATCGATTAACTACCGAAACAAGGTGTACGCAGTCACAGGTAAACAATATGCACAGAACTCAAATGTTCATATATACTTAAACCTACGTCGACCATCGAGCGACTACGCATGGCAAAGAAAGAAGTACAAGGCAGGAAGTGGTACAGGATCAATGCAATCTAGCATGAGCCTATTTGAATCAGCATAAAGGCAAATAGTATGAGCGTACAATTTGAGAACATACCGGTCGAGCTCAAGAAGATCAACCGGTGGGTGATGTGGAAGTTTATGGAGGTGGGCGAGGGTGAATCCAAGCGCCTGTCTAAAGTACCAATGCAGACCAATGGGGCATCGGCATCAAGCACCAACCCAAAACATTGGAGTGACTTCTTTGCCGTCGAGCAAGCCTATCAGTCCGGTAAATTCAGCGGGGTAGGGTTTGTATTCAGCCAAGATGATAACTTGGTAGGTATCGACATCGACGACTGCAGAGATCCAACAACCGGCGAGCTCACCGAATTCGCACAGAACATCATCGACAACGTGGAGGGGTACGTCGAGGTCAGCCCGTCAAATACCGGAGTGAAAATCTTCACACGCGCCGACCTAACACACGCGCACGTCGACCACACCATCGGATTGGAATGCTATAACACAGGTCGGTACTTCACAGTCACAGGCGCACTTTTGCAAGGTAGCGTCCCAGCTAGTGAGCAAGTACTCACTAACATTATACCCGAGCGTGTGTACACTAGATCGGGTGACGAGTTTGAGGACTTCAAGCCGGTGGTGGAAGGGTATGACATACACAGGGTCGAGACCGAGATACTGAGCGAGCTCGATCCGAACACAGGTTATGACGAGTGGCTAAGGATTGGACAGGCACTTCACCATCAATTTGGCGCTGATGTCGAGGCATGTGAGGCATGGGATAGGTGGTCATCACAGTCCGCTAAATACTCACCGATCGGTGACTACTGCTGTGAGGTGAAGTGGCGCACATTCTCGGGCAGTGGGGTGACACTGCGCTCACTGATATTCAAGGTCAACCAAAAGAAGATCAAGGAAGCGCTTGATAACGGTGATATCATATTGAATCAAAATGTGATGACACATGCACGCACATTCCTAGATAACTACTACCGCATCGAGGAAGGCTTTAAGGTTGTCCACTATGCCGATGACTTTTATCTGTACTCCGGCACGCACTACGAGGTGATCGAGGAGTTGACCATCCGCTCAGACATGTATCACTTCTTAGACAAGTGTAAGAAGCTCGGTCGTAAGCAAGAGATACTACCATTCAACCCAAACCCAGCCGCAGTAAGCGCCGCGATCGATGCATTAAAATCAATCATTCACTTACCAAACCATGCCAACACTAAGCCACCTATTTGGTTAAGGGACTATGTGGCAACCAAGCCACCGGCATCGAAACTTATTAGTTTGAAGAACGGTTTATTCCATGTGGACGAGCAGGCGCTTATCTCTCATTCACTTGGATTTTTTACACAGAACTCACTCAACTTTGACTACGATCCAAACGCGACATGTCCAAGGTGGGAGCAGTTCATGACAGATATTTGGGATGACGACATCGAGGCGATCCACACCTTGCAAGAGATGTTCGGATACATATTGTCGGGCGACACTCAACAACAAAAATTCTTTAACATGATCGGCCCGCGCCGGTCTGGTAAAGGCACGATCAACAAGATATTGGTTTCATTGTTAGGGCAACATAATACAGTTGCGCCGGAATTAGGAGAATTGTGTGATACATTTGGTCTTCAACCTTGGCTTGGCAAATTACTTGCGTCTTTTACTGATGCGCGTGCGCCTGAACGTAATCGAAATGCTGTCGTATCTCAGTTGCTTCGTATCGTTGGTGGTGACACCATTACCGTCAACCGAAAGAACAAAGAAGCGTGGAACGGATACCTCCCCACGCGAATAGTCATATACTCCAACGAAGTACTGCAATTGACGGAAAACTCCAACGCTTTAACCGGTAGAATGGTAGTATTGAAGATGACCAAAACATTCTATGGCAATGAGGACACCGAGCTCGCAGTCAAACTAGAGTCCGAGTTGTCAGGCATCTTTAATTGGGCAATGGAAGGCCTGCGTCGTCGACTAGAACGAGGTGGCCATTTTATTCAACCTAAGTCGGGTGAGTCATACCTCGAACTTATGGCAGAGCTTGGCAATCCAATTGGATCGTTTGTCGAAGACACATTGGTATTTGATCCTACAGGCTCAGTCGCTAAAGACGATGTGTTTACATGCTTCTCACATTGGGCGATGAAGAAGAAACTTGCAGTCGGTACAGAGTTTTCATTCAAGCGCAGATTCTTAGCGGCAACCCAAGAACATCGTATTGAAGCCGGCCTTGATCGCTCGGATGGCAAACGTGTGCATACGTATATGGGTGTCAAGTTAAATGAAAAAGCGCAGATGTATATTAACAGTATCGTAACCTTTGATGAAGACGGAGCGTATTAAATGTGGGGATATAGAATTGTAAACGTTGACGGGGATGACGACGAGACATCACTTGAGATTCGCGAGGTGTACTTTGACCAAGAGGGCAACCCGTATGGACACTGCGGCGCCGAGGTGTTTGGTAACGACATCCAAGAACTTGACCGAGTAATTGAACGCATGCGAAGCGCCTTTGATAAACCCATCCTGACCAAGGATGACTTTATAGGAGACCCCAAGATATGATGCTACAGATCAGACGACGGTTTTATAAGGGCGTCATGGCGTCAACAAGACGCAACCATATGAAAAAGTACGAGGTGTTTTTTAGATACAATGCCTTTGAGATACGCCGAGAGTATGGTCGTAGACCCAACCCACCAATGTGGAGGTACAGAGTCCGTGAAACTGACACTGAAAACTAAGCTTAAAATTGCCGCAATTACCATTGTACTTTGGTTACCATTTATGATAGCATGGGTTTACTTATGCGATTTATACCACCACTTACGGAAGGATACATGATGTTTGATGGACAATCAGAAATAATCACATGCCTGTATGGTATGCAAATTAATCATACAAACGAATACGAAGACAAATTAAAAGCCGCTCTCAATTACTTGGGTGACAAATACATACTTGCTACCGCCGTGGAGAAAAAACATGGATGATATTGATTTAGAAGACTTGTTTGCCATGGTGTCTTTACATGGACATCTCAGCAATCCCAACATTAAAGATATCACTTACGAAGAACTTGCTGAGTACAGCTATGAATTAGCCAATGCAATGATGGAGGCACGCAAAGAAAATGGTAGATAAATTTGGAGATGTAGAGACATTTGCTAGAGCGTGGATGAAAAATCGCCCTTGGCGCCCGCCGTTTGAGAATGCCATTCACACGACTGAAATTGCACACTCATTGGTGTTGTATCGTGCGGGGCAGTATCAAGTTGAACTGTATATCAGTAAACCAAACACTCAAACGCCTATGCACAGTCACCCCGATGTAGAATCAATTACGATGTACTTGACCGGAAACATGTGTTTTTCTAAAGATGGGGTAAACTTCTCAGATAATTCAGCGTATCAAAAAGCAAAACCAAACGGTGCGCATGAATTACTTTGGACTCGCGCCGAAGAAAACAAGGGATCGCCCCACATGCTTAAAGTAGGCGATCAAGGAGGTGCTATTATAGTATTTGAAAAGTGGCTAAAACAAACACCAACATCCGTGTCCGTCAATTGGGTAGGTGATTTAATTGGAGAAGAGCATGCAAAACTCATGGAAAACAGTTGAGGAATTTAGGGATTGGTACACGGCTAAAGGGTACCCTATGCGCCCTCCATTTTTACACCCTGTTTACCACACAGACAATGCAATGTCATTGTGTTTATTTAGGGAGGGACGCTTTCAAGTTGAGTTATATTTAACCAAACCTTTTGCAAACTCGCCTCCACACACGCACCCCGGGGTTGAGTCAGCGTTTGTATATTTAACAGGTGATATCAAATTCGATATTGAATCTAAGGGCACGCAAATTGATAACAAGATGCATTATGCCAGAGCCGATGGCGCACACCGCATGTTTGGTGCGTCGTCAAGTTCACCCGATGGGTTAGCACATTGGCTAGACATAGGTAAAGACGGAGCGGCATTCCTAAGCTTTGAGTATTGGAAAGACCAAGACCCTACTTCAGTCACCATTAATTGGAAAGGAGATCCCGTTGGATCTATCCATAAAGAAATCCTCGATCAAAAAGCCTAAGTACTACTCGATAGACACGGGCTTTTTTCCACAGATCGTATACCTCTGTTTTAGCGACGAGGCGTTGCAACAAATTTTTGCAGAGAACATGTTGGCAGTCAACATCCATGCGTTTGAACGTGGTGAGGCAGAGACGCACACCATCCACACGCACGTTGGGGATTTAGTCATCATGGTATTTGATTTAGCAAATTATGAAGATGAAGAAGACGATGCCATGTGGGTTGGTGTTATCTCACACGAGGTGTCGCACGCAGTTGAAAAGCTGGGTCACTTCATTGGTGAAGATAACATTGCCGGCGAGACTCGCGCATATTTATCTCAATCATTTGTTGAACAGGTATATTCTGCCAGCCTAATTGAAAGGAAAGAGATTGCTAGAAAAAGAGATCGAAGCGTATCTAATAAAAAGGGTAAAGGAAAGGCAGGGGATGTGCTTGAAGTGGATATCAACGATCACGGGAGTACCGGATCGGATAGTGCTCCTCCAAAACTTCCTACAGTTCGTCGAGCTAAAAACGCAAAAGGGAGTGATCAGTCCGAGACAAAAGATAGTGTTTCAACAACTCGAACAGCTCGGGTTTCCAGTCGTAGTGATTCGGTCTAAGGAAGAAGTAGATGCCCTCATTAACGAGATCCAACCTACATGACTACCAAAAAGAGATCGTAGAAAAGGCCAAGGAGATACCAAACCTTGGCCTATTCCTACCCCCCGGCCTTGGTAAGACAGCAACCACCCTCACCATCATCGCCGAGCAGTTTAAAGGTAAAACACTAATCATCGCACCAAAGCGAGTGGCCGAGTCGGTATGGTCGGACGAGATACCAAAGTGGGCGCATACAAAAGACCTTACTATTGTTAAGGTCTTAGGCACACCGGCACAGAGAACTGCCGCGCTTAAGTCCGAGGCCAACATCTACATCATTAACTTGGAGAACGTGGCTTGGTTATTCAAAGACTTCATGGTGTCAAATATATTTGACAACTTAGTGATTGATGAGAGTTCACGCTTCAAAGACCCAAGTACAAAAAGATTCAAAGCACTCAAGAGTTATTTAAAGACGTTTAAACGCAAAATAATACTGACGGGTACACCTACCCCTCAAGGGTACGCTGATCTATGGTCGCAAGTTGGGATCTTAGATCTAGGACAACGTTTAGAGACAAGCTATACAAAGTTTAAAGCTAAGTACATGTGCCCCACCGAACGAAACTACCACACCAACGTAATTTATAAATGGGGTCTTATTGAAAACGCAGACAAACAGATCCAAGACAAGATCAAGGACATCTGCTTCTCACTTAAAGCCGAAGATTATTTGAAGTTGCCGGAAGTGACCAAGGTATATCATAGAGTTCAGATGCATGTACACATGCAAGAACAATACGACACCTTGCGTAAAGAATTGGTGCTTGAGACAGGCCGAGAAACTATTACAGCGGTTAGCGCCGCGGCTCTAACAAACAAGCTGTTACAGTTTACGTCCGGCTTTTTGTATAATGAGGGCAAAGAGGCAGTCCACCAGCACGATGCAAAACTAGATTATTTGGAAGACCTTTGGGATGAAGAGACACCAACCTTGGTATTTTACCATTATCAAAACACGTTGAAGAGTCTAAAGACAAGATTCAAAGATATCAGAGTGTTAGACGACAATCCTCAGACCTTGGTTGATTGGCGAGCTGGCAAGATCAAGATGTTAGTGGCACATCCTCAATCTGGAGGCATTGGCATTAACTTACAATGCAATGTGGCAGACACCGCGCAGATGGTATGGTTTGATTTACCGTGGAGCAGTGAGAACTACATTCAAGCCAACGCCCGTATCCACAGGCAAGGACAAGAGAAGCCGGTGATCATTCACCACCTTGTGATAGATGAAAGTATTGATGAGCACGTCGTGCAAGTACTAGAGGGAAAAATAAATGTTCAACAGGCCGTACTAAATGCGCTAGATTTTGCATTAGTATAGGACAATGACCAAAACAATCGTAGTCGAACATAAAATATTTTCTGCCAATCCTCACCTTAGTGATGAGGATCCAGATCCAATGGAGCGCGAAGACATAAAGGATGGATCCCTTAACAATGAAATAATAGAGGGATGGGCACCTTGGACGGCAGAAGACTTGCTTGATATCCGAAACATCATTGCTAGGATGGAACCTAAAGAACAGTTTATTTTTGACGCATATTTAGATGGCATGACGTACATAGACATATCTGTTACCGAAAAGTATTGGAGGTATCATTTTGCTAAGGGTCTTGAAATTATTAAGAAGGAACTAGATGTATGAGTGAATATTTTGAAAAGCATATTAAAACACAAGGTGCGGGACGACAGCCAGCAATTGGTTGGGTGCCAAAAGAACAGTCAGATGGATCGACAGCAAGCTATTATGAATTGCCTGAAGGATCAACTGAATTACAGGACTTAATCGGTGCTAAAAATATGAATGCACAGATTGGTGAAATCTTTAGAGCTTGTTATCGATATGGCGAAGTAGCACATAGCCCTGAGATACGAGATATCAAAAAGATTTTGTTTTACGCAAACGCGGAATTAGATAGACTTAACAAACTTAAAGGGCAATAGCATGGACGAAATTAACAACGAAAGAATCAACTTTTCATTTTCAGTAGACCAAATCAACTCAATCTTGGCGATCTTGGGACAGGCACCATTTGTTCAATCAGCTAATTTAATTGGCTTGATCCAAGCGCAAGGTGAAAGTCAATTTGAAAAAATCAAAGCTAAGATGGACGAATTAGCAAAAGAAGAAAAAGCAGATGAGTGATTTAGTTAAGTCACTGATTGCCGGCATCTCAACCAATGACACCATTGCGAAGATGCGTCAAGACAATGAAGAGAAGGCAGAGAAAAAGCGTCAAGAGTTAGCCGGCGCGATTACTCGCTTAGTTGTCAATGACGCGCTTCGAGAGATGCAAGCACGCAAGAAGATCTTTGAAGATACCAAGGGCGAAAGCCAAGAGTAATTTGCATTAGTATACATATGGCTACTATTAAAAAATACAAATTCTCTGAAGCTGACGCTAACATTATCCTAGCAATGGGACAACAAGGGGCGTCTCAAAAGGCAATGTACGCGGCAATCGGCATCAGTCGAGCTACTGCAGAACGTCTTAAAAAAGATGATCCCGTATTCGCTGAAACAATGGACTTGGCTACAGTGTACGGCCAAGCGTATTGGGAGAATCTCATGCTGGCTAACATCGAGAACAAGTCATTCAATAGTCGAGTGGCGGAGATTGCGCTGAGAGGCCAATATCCAATGGATTATAAAGACAGCCGCGAAACTAAGGTGGATGTCAAAGCAGAAGTGAAAATTGATTTCGACAAAGAGATCTCTGATTTAATCAAAGCTTTAAAAGTATAGCAGAACCAAAGGATGAAAAGGGTCGCTCCCTGCCAACGCTCCATCGTTGGCTAGTCCTCCCCTACTATGGAGAGTATCATGAAACCTTGCGCCACTTGCAATGAGGTTAAACCTCTATCTGAGTTTTATAAAAACCCCACAGGAAAAGACGGATATTTTATTCATTGCAAATTTTGCCATATGAAAAAGTCAAAAAAATGGGCAGAAGATAATGTTGAAAGATATAAAAACAATGAGTTGATACGAAGATACGGTATTACTTGGCAAAAATTTAATGATATGATTGAAGATCAATCCGGTCAATGTGCTATCTGTGCAACACATTTTGTGACATCTAAAAATACCCAAGTAGATCACTGCCACTTAAATAATAACGTAAGGGGCCTTTTGTGTAATCATTGTAATTTAGTGTTAGGGCACGCAAAAGATTCTGTACAAATACTTGAAAATGCTGTAGAATACCTTAAGCTCCACTCATTAAAGGATCAATAATGGCCGCACATGCTTTACTAAGCCCTAGCTCTTCCCACCGCTGGTTAGTTTGCACACCTGCGCCACGGTTAGAATCCACACTTCCAGAACCTAAACGGAACCCATCAGCATTTGATTTTTCTGGTGAGGGGACATTGTGTCATTCAATTTCCGAGGCAAAACTAAGATTTCAGCTTGGACAGATATCTGAAGAAGAGTACAATGCTGAAATAGAGATTTGCAAAGCAAACCCATTATACTCAGAAGAGATTGATGAGGCCGCAGATAGCTATGTTGTTTATGTAAGGTCGCAGATTGGATCTGAAGACCAAGCATTTATTGAACAGAAACTAGATTTAACTGAATATGTGGTAGAAGCCTTCGGTAGCGCCGACTGCGTTATTATTAGCCCTAATTCAATTAAGGTTATTGATCTTAAGGCGGGAAAAGGGGTTGCAGTAAATGCCAAGTCAAATTCACAATTAAAATTGTACGCATTAGGAGCCTACGAGAAATTTAAAGATGAATTCCCAAATATTAAAAATGTAACTTGGACTATTGTTCAACCAAGACTACAATCAATCTCATCTGAAGAGTCGACAATTGATAAGCTAATTGACTGGGGTAAAAACTTTGTTGCTAAAAAAGCTAAAATGGCTTGGATTGGGACAGGGCAATTTATTGCTGGAGAGCATTGCGGTTGGTGTAGAGCTAAATCTATTTGTAGAGAACGAGCAGAACACAATCTTGCGCTTGCTAAGATGGAGTTCAGAGACCCACCACTCCTGTCTGACGAAGAGATGTCAAATGTATTAGACAAGGCACAAGACCTCAAATCATGGGTTGGCGACGTGGAAGACTACGCACTTAACAAAGCAATAGACACAGGCGCCGTACCAAAGGGTTACAAATTGACAACCACAGTGACACATCGTAAGATATCAGACATCGCACTTGCCTCAGAGGTGTTGATCTCCAAGGGCATCTCAAAGAGCGAGATCTGGGAACAGCCAAAGATGAAGTCTATTGCGTCACTAGAGAAGCTGGCCGCCAAGGGGCAGATCATTACTTGGCTCGGTGACCTAGTTCAGCGCCCAGAGGGCTCACCCAAATTAGTCCGCGATAGAGCCGGCAATGTAAGTGATGACTTTAAATGAGATTTGAATTTTTAGATTTTTCGTTTGACATCCCAAACGAAATGATAGAAGATTACAGATCTGATTTTGAAGTATTTAAAGATTCTGACATGCGTGAAGATCTAAATACCATAAGAGAATCAATTTATGATATGATGATGTTGGTCGAGTTGGAACCTAAACTATTAGATAAATCAGACCACGTAATGAAATTTGCAGAAGCAATAGCAATGAAACAAGCACTAACTGATTTAAAGTTGTTGCACGATGCATAAATAAGTAGTATATTGTTTTAAGGGTTGACGATACGGCCCCTACTGAAGTCCGTATCTATCGTTAAAAAGGAAGTTAATTATGGCTACAACGTCAAACAAAGTTAAAGTAGTATCAGGTAAAGTTCGTTTATCATTTGCCCACTTGTTCCAACCACAAGCGGCAATGGAAGGCGGCACACCTAAGTATTCAGTGTCTATCATTATCCCTAAAAGCGATACAGCTACCATTGAAAAGTTTAACAAAGCTTTTGAGGAGGCTAAGACAACAAATGCAGCATTCTTTGGTGGTGCGGTACCTAAGGGTCTTAAAGGCGGTTTGCGTGATGGCGATGAAGAGAAAGACGACGCGGCATATGCTAACTCATACTTCATCAATGCCAACTCAGTTCAAAAGCCGGGTGTTGTCGATGCTGACATGAATGAGATCATTGATCCGAACGAAGTGTACTCTGGATGTTATGGTCGCGTTTCAGTAACATTTTATCCATATAATGCAAGCGGTTCTAAGGGCATCGCTTGTGGCTTAAACAATGTAATGAAAGTTGCAGACGGCGAACGCTTAGGCGGTGGCACATCAGCAGCTGCAGACTTCGCAAACTAATTAACCGGAACAAGGCCGCCTAATAAGCGGCCTTTTTGTCTCTAAAATATGCAAAAAGTACTCATTATGGGATTGCCCGGCGCCGGTAAGACAACACTAGCCAAGGCTTTAATAAATGAATTAATAGAGGCAGGCAAGACAGTTAAATGGTTTAACGCAGATCAAGTGCGTAAAGACAATGACGATTGGGATTTTTCAGATGCTGGTCGTATGCGTCAAGCTCACCGAATGAATCACTTAGCCAAAGAGTCAGATGTCGATTTTGTAGTATGTGATTTTGTATGTCCAACCCCTTTGTTAAGAGCAATTTACAATCCTCACTACAACATCTGGGTTGACACTATAATTAAAAGTCGGTTTGAAGACACTGACGATAAATTTGTACCCCCAACTAATTATCAATACAGGTTAATTGAACAGGATGCCGAATGGCATGCTAAACAAATTACCGAAAACTTATTAAACAAGGAAAATAACAATGGATCAATATAGAGAATATATTGCCGCTAGTCGATATGCCCGATACATCGATGAGAACAACCGCCGTGAGACTTGGGACGAAACCACCCAACGCTTTGTAGATTATATTTTTAGTCGCACTCCAGCTATTGAGAACAACACCGAACTAAAACAAAAGATGTTTAACGCCATCAAAAACCATGAGACGATGCCGTCCATGCGTGCCATGATGACAGCCGGCAAGAGCGCAGACCGTGACAACACATGCGTATACAATTGCTCATACTTGCCTGTGGATGATCCTAAGTCATTTGACGAGGCGATGTTTATCTTGCTTTGTGGTACCGGCGTAGGCTTCTCAGTTGAGGCTACGAACATTGGTAAGCTACCAGAGATCCCTGAGAAGCTTTACAAATCAGACAACACCATCGTTGTGCACGATTCCAAAGAAGGCTGGGCAAAGTCGCTACGTTTGCTATTAGCCAACCTATGGGCTGGTGAGATCCCAAAGTGGGATGTGTCTAAGGTACGAGCTGCGGGTACACGCCTTAAAACATTTGGCGGACGTGCATCCGGCCCAGAGCCTTTGGTAGACCTGTTTGAGTTTGTTGTTGCCACATTTAAACACGCACAGGGCCGTAGACTAAACTCACTTGAGTGTCACGACATCATGTGTAAAATTGGTGAGGTAGTAGTGGTAGGCGGCGTGCGCCGATCAGCCATGATCTCACTATCAGACCTAGACGATGAAAGGATCCGTCATGCCAAAGCAGGCCCTTGGTGGGAAACCGCTCCACACCGAGCACTCGCCAATAATAGTGCCGTTTACACAGAGACTCCTACAGTGGGTAAGTTTATGGAAGAGTGGCTTTCACTCTACAACTCACACTCTGGCGAACGAGGAATCTTTAACCGTGAAGCAGCTAAGAAGACAGTTGCTAAATTCGGGCACCGTGACCCTGACCATGAGTTCGGAACAAACCCTTGCTCAGAAATCATTTTACGCCCATACCAATTCTGCAACCTTAGCGAAGTTGTCGTTAGATATGAAGATACAGAAGAGACGCTTATTGAAAAGGTCAAACTTGCCGCGATCCTTGGTACAATCCAATCGACGTTCACCAAGTTTCCATACCTCCGGAAAGTTTGGCAGAAGAACACCGAAGAAGAGCGTCTACTTGGCGTATCGCTCACCGGAATCTATGATAATGTTATGCTCACAACACAAGGACC